ATATCCGCCTTAGTGAGCTCTGTTGGAGTTCCAAGATTTACCCCGTTGCTGCAAAGCAATACCGAGGATGTACTTACAAGCACATCACGGGTAATTTCATCGATTGTTTGGCCCATATTTTGAGCTAACAATTTTGTGCATTCGTTGAGGACTTTATCTTGTACCGTTTCCATGACTCTATTAGTAAAGGTCACAAAGTTCCCGTACCAATCGATACGAGCCTTTATGTCGGTAACGCTCAGTTGCGCACCTGGAGGTGTGATACCTTCATTCAGTGCAATAGGTACGGTATCCATCTTTGAATAACGTCGGAAGATGATCGTATCCCCTTCTTTCGTAGGCATGGTCTTTTTTTGTGCAAAGCGACCATGGATCAATCGTGGAAACGCTGTCATCAAAATAAGCCGTTCGTAGTACTCACGTACAGCTGGAGGAAGTTCGATACTAGTTGTCATTGACATAAGTCATAACCCTTTTTAGTTATGCCTATCCAAGATTTCTATTAACCTCTTTCATAAAGTCTTCATCACTCATCTCACGATATCTTTTTGTCTGAGAAATGGGTGAAGCGGAACCGACGCTTGATAGGCTTCCAGTTTTAGAACTGTTTTGAACAATACGTTCTGCATCAGCGTTTATCTTGCGCTTCTTATTTTCAGACTTACAGGTATCTGAGTTCTTCGCTAAATAATAGGCTAACTCATAGTTCTGAGTGGTTTTAAGAGTCTCGTAGATCTCTGGATTGGCTTTTAAAATTTCTGGTAAATAACGCGATACTGTTTCTTGATAGTCCGGATATTTTTGAGTCATGCGCAATTCTTCAATCGACAACTGATGCTGCCGTGTAAAATTGCTCAAAAACTTTTTGGCCTCTCCTACAGTCAACACGTCGTTTTCAGACAACCCGCTAAATTCATCTTGTGTTTGTTGCAGTTGTTGTCGTTGTTGCATGTTGGCTTGCAGCAAAGCCATGTTATCGCGGAGCATCTGGTTCTCTTGCTCTTTCTGCTGTCTCTGTGCCCTTTCTGATTGCAAAGCCGAAAGAGGAACTTGTTGAGGCTCTCTTTCTGCTTGCTCGGAGTGGGCTTCCATTGGTGCATCAGATAGTGGAGCGGCGGCCTCCGTGCTGATTTCGCCCGAAACAATTTCATCGCTCATGTACGATTCCCTTTAACGCCCGTTAAAGCCGGCGGCGCTATTGTGTGATATATGCCCATGGGATCGTGGTAGTCTCTGTGACTATCTCGTCGCATGGTTTTGCACCGTAAATTTTCAGTGCGTCGAAATCAAATGGGATTTGTGGCATGTTGACTTCCCACAAAATTTTTCCCGTCTTGTTGTTTACCTCTCCTACGATTTGCCCAACTTGGGACCGTGGTTTTGTGGTATATGGTTTAAAATGTTTTAAAAGAGCATGTTTACCTTGGAACATTTGGTGAGCCGGTTTTGCAAAAATCACAATCCAATACGGATCTTTTCGATCTTTGTTTGCGTTCACGATTTCCTCAAGACGCTTTTTATCGTCTTCCATGATCGCTAGTGCTGTTTCGCCGGTTTCTTGCGACATATGTTACATTCCTAAATTGCCTTGTCCTGGTTGCATCATTTGACCTTGTGGCATCTGAGGAGGTACTTGAGGTGTCTGTTGCTGCAAGATCTGATTCTGTAGTTGGTTTAAGCTGTCCATAGACGCTACGCTAGAGATCATGACGTCATCGGATTTGATTTCTTCTTCTTGACGCTGAGAAGACTCTTCCATCATGCGTATTAGACCGAGATATTTGAATATTCGGTTGTCGTCCATGTCCTGAAGTTCTTTGATAGCCTTAATACGGGCTAAAGCCGCGTCCGATCTATCCGCAACCGCCTTAGATCCTCGCTCGTCTTCAAGACTCATGTTCGCGATAGCCCTTGTAAATCGCTCTTTAGATAGTGCTAGATCTGATATAGCGCTAGCTTGAGCCTGTTGTCGTTGAGAGTCCAACAATTCTTGTTCCATCGATTGTTGCTTCTGTTGAGCTTGAGCCATCTGCTGTTCATTGGCTTTAATCTGTTCGTTGAGCGTGCTCTTCCCTTGGATAGGTGCAGCTTCGACCAACATTTGTGCAGTGATTGGACCTTGTCCTGGTGCGTCTGTAAGCTGTTTTAGATCTATCAGTTGGCGGAAGTAGATCATTTTTTGAGAATCTGTCAACAACCCTTCGCCGACGGTCACGTCGTATTTCGTAAAATCTTTGTTGTAGAACTGTTCTGAAGGTTTTTGATTGATTATTCGTTCAACTTTTTTCGGTGTCCATGTTTGGATAAGTTTCAAAATTTTTTGACTGAGGCATTTTTGGGAGAAGCGAAGATTGTCGAAAACATCTTGCAAGTTTACGATTGCAGCACTTTGACGTAGCATCATCATGATACCCGACTCATTGCCAGAATCAGCTATTCCAAACGCTGCATCGTTTAGCCCCAAGATATCGACCATATCAGCATCAAAAAGTTGTTGTAGCTGGAACATGGACGGGGGAATCTGTGATGGTGGGATTTTTTCTAGCGCTCCTGGACGGTCTTGTTTTTTCCAGATGACTTTTCCTTGAGACGTTTGAAACAATGAACTTGGATTTACAACAGAATCCTCCTCGGCAATCCATCCAGAGTTAATTTGTGAATCAAACATGTCGATCATCTGGGAGCGTCGTCTATTACCTTCCCGTTGTGGGTCTATTTGACACCTAACAAGAGATTGTACTTTGAGCGACCAGTCGTCGGACTCGCTATCAAACGTTCCTATAACTGGCACAAACGGGTATTCGTCGAGTCCGTAAGGGTTGATATCCGTTTTGATAACTTCGTTATTCACTAAAATATGGCGTTCGATATAGCGTTTCGGCTTCTTGACAATTTCAATCGTCGGATACATTTGCTTGAGAAGATCAAGACGTGCTTTATCACCATCCCATTCGGTAAACTCTCCCGTCTCCATATCTACAAGCATGGAAATATTTTTCCATTTCTGCATGTAGAATTCAGAATAGGCGACAAGATCTTGTGCACCCGGCTGACGTTGATATGGAAGCCATGTGAATTTTCCGTCTGTGCCACCCTGCTTTTGGAGATTTTTAATCTCTTTTTCATGCCCAGGAAGCAATGACGCGGCTTGATCTGGAAATAGATATTTGCGTTTGATTATGTACGAGCAGTCGGAAAAATCTAACTGTGTAAAATAGGGATCCGTGATAAAACCAGAATACGGTTCTCGAATGAATTTTATATCACCATCTATCAAATCATCTCTAAAATCCATGTACACTGAGGCCAGATTCCAGCCTGTTTTACATGCACCGCCGAAACAATCTGAGATAAGTTGATACCCATTGCCAGCTTGGAATGCGTACAAGAGTAGTTGAGAAAATTGATCGGCTGTAAGTTGATCTGAATTTTCAACAGGTGAGACAACGGACGATAGACGATTTTTGCGCTGATATCCCGTGACGAGGTTTATGTTTCGGCGGATGCGGTTAAAGACGTAGCAGTTACGGCCCGCTTCTTTGAGGGCACGTTGTTCGTCGGCATTCCACTGATCGCCGAGAAACATGCGTAGATCGCGCGCCGCTGCATCGTAATATGGCGACCAAGCAGAGTATGCCTCGTCATAGAACTCGTCGAACTGTTTTTTTATATCTAAATCGTTCGTTACCATCTATCCGCCGTAAACATGAAGTTTTCGACGAGATAAAAGCCTGAACTATTGACACTGGACTATTAACATTTGGCGATTTCTCGCTTAAAGACTACTGAGGACTATTTCTTGCCTTTACCTTTTGGCTTTGGGGGCATTGGCATTGGTGAGCTTGATGCTTTTGGACCTTTAGAACCTTTTGATTTGCTTCCACAACCCATTTTAAGACCTTTTCTTTTTAGATTTAATTTTTCTTGTATGAGCTTTAACTTTTGTATGACCGTATTTTCTTTTCTCAGCTAGAGCAATCGCTACAGCTTGTTTTTGAGGACGACCGCTTGAAATAAGCTCCTCTATGTTGTCACTGACAACTTTCTTGCTTTTACCTTTTTTGAGAGTCATGAGTCACCTTTCTTTTGAAGATATTCAAATTATACGTTCGGAATGGAATATTTGAAAAGCTATCGTTGAAATTAAATCGCCGCTTTCGATATGGTAAGACTGGACTCTGTGAAAAGACCAGTCGAGCCAATTTACACTTGCCTGTGTAGTTGGCTCTTTTTTTTTACCCTAAGACTCATTTGCATTCAAAATATTTCCAAGCTCTATAAGAGTATCGGTCGCCTCTTGAAGTGTTTCAAAAGATCTATACGTAAAATATTTTCCTTCTATATTAAAAGTTTCATTGTCACCAAGGAGTCTATTATAGGGATTACAACTAAAACAAACTTCAAAGACCTCTCGTGTTTGAATAGTAAATATTTTTACAATATATTTTGAGTTAATTAGGTCATTGGCTTCTGTTAGTATGAACATGTCTCTATCCCCTAGTATTTAAATCCATATTCCCGTTCCATCTTCTTCGCATCATCTTCCGTCATCTGTCCATCCATTTTCGAAAAAAATTGTGAAAAAAGTACATAGCGCTCAGCATCTTTTGCGTGGTCATGTGCCTTGATAGGCTTTTCATCACCAGTTTTAGCCGCCTTTTCATCCCATAGATATGTTGAGTATTCTTTAATCACTTCCGTACAGTTCTCACAGATTTTGTACGTACCGTTTGACAATAGCATACCTTGGAATCGTATGCCGGGTAACACTTCATTTTTCGCATCACGCACGTTTCGCAATCCCTGTTTGCGCATCTCTACCTTCATGCTTGCAGCCGAAGGGTCAATATATATCGCGTCCGGTGTAATGCCATCGAGCCAGTCTATCAGGTCTTTGACGTACTCATAGTCGCTTTTCTGTCGCATTTTCTTGTGTGAGTCATAGTAGTACTCTTTTTCACACCACATGTTCGGATACATTCCAAAATTTACGCCGATGAGGACAAATACACATGGATTTTGTGTGCCGTAGTCTATCCCAACGTAGTATTTCGTTGCTGGTCCTGGCGAGTGATTAATGACGTGTTCATCCTCGTTAAAGAAATCGTATACACCGCCCTCAGCTACTACCCATAGCCCTTCTATATATCGTTTGTACCACAGTCCTTGATACTCTTTCTTAAGCTGTTTCTTGTACTCTTCATCTAAAGAAGGATTGTCGTCAATGCTATATGAGAACACTTTACAGTCTAATTCGTGTTTTCGGTCGATAAAATCTTTCTTCAGCCAGCAGTACGGTGAATCGGGGTTGGTGGATCCAAATAGTTTAGCACCTGGAATGGATAGACGAGATAAAAGCATCTTAAAAAAGCTCTCTGGCATCAGTGACAACTCATCTATCAATGCACCGGCAAATTCGGATCCTTGAATTTTGCAAGATGCTCGTTCATCATTCGCACCGACTACATACATTACTCTATTGTAGAGTTGTACCTCTCCTTTCCCGATTGAATATCGTACAGCCTGTCCTACGAGTTGCTGTAACGGGATGATGATATTTCTCTTTATGGTCTTGTCTGTGCGTCCGCATATGATAAGTGGGCCAGGTGGTCCAGACCGACAGAATTCAAGCCATCTTAATAGCGCCACGAAGGACTTTCCAGCACGTACTGGACCCTCGAAAATGTTGATACGAGCGTTGCTGTCTTGAAATGATTCGATTTGTTTATCACTCAGCGGCTGTATGCCCGGCATGGCTAGCCCTTTTTGTTTTTCTTGAACTGGAAACCGCTTCGTTGCCAAAAAAATGCACGGAAGCATTCTCGCGTACAAAAATGATCTTTTTTCCCCCGTCGCTTATCAAAGTTTACGACTGAAGCAGATTTTTGAAACTCTTTTCCACACTGAGCACACGCAACCGTAACGAATCTTGGCTCGTGGTTTTCATATTGATTTGTCATATAGGTTTTTTATAAGTGATTCTCTTGAGTAGGTCTGTAAAAAATCGAGGTACTCACAGATATCAAAACAACCAAAATATGTGGGGATATATGGAGAGTACCGTCTGAAAATTACCGGCTTCGAAGGTATATGTGGAAATTCATATCTTTTCTTTTTAAAAATATCGTTAAGTCTGGAAGTTTTATTCTTCTCGACAGAATATAAAAACTTTCGTATCAGTTTTTCCATTTTCAGATACCAAAAATTGTGGCGTTAGGTGCACAATACCGTGCCAAAGTAAAATTTCGCAATAACAAAAGGGGGTCTGATGCGCTACATTTTCCTCATGCTGTCGGTTATGTTTTCGTTTCCATGTCTTGCCGTTGAAGAGACAAAAACGGTTGATGCTCCAAAATGCACAAGTCCATCATCGCTATGTGACGATGACGGTAGGGTTGAACTTTTTACCTCAAGCACCATGGTCTTCTCTGATCTTGTTTTTACAAGCATCGACGGTAACATTTACATTGTAGATGAGCTCAGGAGTGATCCTTTTGGTATGTATACGACGATAGACTCCCTCAGACTGATCTATACGGGCTACCATGAAGATGACGATGACGACGACGACGACGATACAGAATGGATGACCTGTTCAGATGGGAGCAAGATTTCGAAACGGTCTATGTCTAAAGATCCTTATCACGGGTTTCCCCGTGAAGTGGCCCATAGACGGGACCCTTTAAGGTTT